ACGCAATACCAATCATCGGTGACTTTTGCCAATGTGAGTGATTCCGTCATTTATTTCACCACAATGCGGCCAAACTATTTTGTGCCGGGTCAATCTGTTGTTGTAACCGGGGCCGGAGCCTACAACGGGACTTATACTGTCACCGATGATCGGATTGAGCCATACACATTTACAGCGGCAACAGCGGCGGCTGATCGTGACTATCCATTGCCGTTTATTCCTGCGGCATTTGCGACCTTATCCGGTGGGTCAGCCGCACAGTTGTACGCTGCAACACCACCAGTAGAAAACGCAATTTTGGTTGTGTCGGTTGAGATTTTTCAGAGCATCACAGCTCCCGGCAATCAGATCATGTCAGATAATTTTACGCCATCACCATTTGTGCTTGGCCGCAGCTTAACAAATAGAGTCATCGGCTTACTCGGGCCATTTATCGATGTCGAAACGATGTGCCAATGAGCATCGAATCAGCAATCCGCACACCATTGAAAACAGCACTTTCAGGCATTGCTGCAAATGTGTACAACGGCATCCCGGAAACAATGACAAGCCCATCAATTTGCTTGATTCCGGATGCACCTTATTTGGAAAGCGTTTTAATCAATGGCTCAACCACAAAAGTCAAAATTAATCTGACTGTGACTGGTGTTGTTGCTTATGCCAACAATGCCGCAGCTTTGGACAACCTAGAAACATTGATGATCAGCATCATCAGCGCAATGCCAAACGGCTATGTCGTAGGCAATGTGAATCAACCTCAACCATTGGAAGTTGGCGCGGGCAAATACCTCACGGCCGATTTACAAGTCAGCACTTACTACACCAACTAAGGAGAAATCATGCCAACAACAATCATCACCGGCAGAGACATCACTTTCACCATTGCTGGTGATAGCTACGATGCACAGGCCACATCAGCGACTTTGACAGTCGATTCAACGATCAACACATACCAGACACTTGATGGCAAGGCGTACTTTACGACTGATACTCAAGGCACATTTGCTGTTGAAATGTTGGCCGACTGGGGCGCAGCAAATTCATTGTGCGAGGAACTTTGGACAGCTGCAACCAGCGCGCCAAATACTGGGTTGTCTGTAATCTTTGGCGCAGATTCAGGCGCATCATTTGCTTTTGATGTGCAACCAATTTTGCCGTCAGCTGGAGGCACAGCACCAGATGCACAAACTGTTTCGCTTGCTTTCACTTGCGTAACAACACCAATTTTGACAATTAGCTAACAAAGGAGATCGGGAGCATGAAACTAGCAATCACAATTGAATTCACATCCGGGGAGAGTGCAACCTATACCGCGCTCCCACCGGAGTGGATGAAATGGGAACACAAAACCGGAAACACCATTCAGCAAGTATCTGAGAAATTGGGAATTGCTGATTTGATGTTTTTGGCGTACCACGCAATGAAGCGCGAATCAGCTGGAAAGCCTGTGAAGCCTTTTGAGGTTTGGTGCGAGACTGTGACCGACATAAACATGGGAGAAACCGAAAACCCAAAAGTTACGAGTCCGGATCAATAAACCGGATCGTTTGGGAATTGGCCATCACCACCGGACTGTCACGATCAGAGTTTCAAACCGCTGAGGACATTTTAACTGTTTTCGAGATACTAAGGACAAGAGATGGCAACTGAGTCAATCACCTATGACAAAGCTCAATTGCGCGGCATTTTGCAAGCTTTCAAAGGTATGGATGATCAAGCTGTGTCACAGGCCAAAGCCGTTTCAAATGGGCTGGCCACTTATGTGCAATCCAAAATCATTTCATCAGCTGGAAGCCGACCAAATAAAGCTGCCGATCGTATTGCTCAAGGATCGCGTGTAAGCAAATCATCCAAAATTGGTGAATTGTCATTTGGCTTTGTTTCTCAAAAATTCAGCGGCGGCGGTACAACTCAACAACTTTGGGGCGGTTATGAATTTGGATCAAATAAATTCAAGCAATTCCCGGTGTGGTCTGGTCGTGAAGGTCGTGGATCAAGAGGATACTTTATTTACCCAACATTGAGAGCTGAGCAACCTCACATCATCGCTCAATGGGAAGCTGCATTTACTAAGATTTTGAAGGAGTGGTGATGGCCGGACAAAGTAGGACACTCAAACTCTCAATTTTAGCTGACATTGACAACCTCAAAAAGAATCTCAATAGCGGATCAAATGAGGTCGAAGGTTTTGGCACAAAGCTTGGTGGATTTGCTAAGAAAGCCGGTGCAGCTTTTGCCGTAGCCGGTGCAGCTGCCGCAGCTTATGCTGGCAAATTGCTGGTCGATGGAGTAAAGGCAGCCATCGAGGATGAAGCCGCTCAAGCCAAATTGGCAACCACACTTAAGAATGTCACAGGCGCAACAAACAACCAGATCAAAGCCATTGAGGATTACATTACCGAAACAGCTTTGGCAAACGGCATCACCGATGACAAATTAAGGCCATCGCTGGATCGATTGATTAGATCAACCAAAGATGCGACCAGAGCTCAGGAATTGCAATCATTGGCGTTGGACATTGCAGCTGGTACAGGCAAAGATTTGCAAGCTGTTTCAGAGGCTTTAGGTAAAGCCTACGATGGCAATTTAGGAGCTTTGAAAAAACTTGGTGTGGGCATCGATGATTCAATCATCAAATCAAAAGATTTTGATGCGGCCGCTGCCGCGCTTTCCAAAACTTTTGAAGGTCAGGCATCGCAGCAAGCTGAGACATTTGCCGGAAAAATGGCACGGCTCAATGTGGCATTTGATGAAGCCAAAGAAACTGTGGGATCGTATGTACTTGATGCGCTAACACCATTGGTAAGCAATTTTGTGGACAAAGGCATCCCAGCAATTCAAGATTTCGCCGGCAATTTAAGTAAAACATTGGGGCCAGCATTTAGCGCAATTGTAAAAGTTGTACGCGATGACCTTTTGCCAATTCTGAAATCATGGTGGAAATTTTTCTATGATGAAGTAATCCCGGCAATTAAATCGGTTGTGGGACCAATCCTTGAAGGCTTAAAATCTGCATTTGATAAAATCAAAAAAGCCGTTACAGATAACGAAGCCGAATTGCAGCCATTTTATGATGCGCTTGAAAAAGTTTGGGATTTTATCAAAAAATATCTTTCACCACTTTTGGGCGGTAGTTTCAAATTAGCACTTGAAGCCATTGGCACAATCGTCAGCGGACTTGTTACAGGTTTTTCAAAGCTTGTCGGATTTATTACAAACACAGTCAATAAGATGAAAGAATTTGTCAATTTCATCAAGGATAATCCGGTTACACGCTTTTTCTTTACTACTGAAAGTGAATCCAAAGGTTTGAAGGCTGGTGGCACTTTTGATGTCGGCACACCAGTCGAGTCCCCCGGAGGATTTGATAGCCCGGGCGGTGTATTCATGCCATCGGGTGATTCACCTACTTTTACAGGCGCTCCGCTTTCAGCTTATTCACCAGCCATGCAAGCTGCAATTTTAAGGCGCGAGGAATTGAAGGCCGAAACCGAAAGATTGCGACAAGCTCGTGAGGCAGCCGCGATTGCTCGTACAGCGGCCACCGGCGGGCTTTCTACATCTGAAAGAATTGTGATCAATGTGAACGCTGCATCGGTGATTGATGAGGAAGGTTTCAATCGGGCTGTGGTCGATGCGCTCAACAATTCTTACTATCGCGGCACAAATGGGCCGGGAAGCCTTGTAGCAATCTGATGAGCATTTTTAATCCTGTTTGGCGTGTCCGGGTTGGCGGTATTGAATACACCAATTATGTGCTGGCCAATCTCACAATCACATCCGGCCGGACAAACATTTATGAGCAAGCCAATGCCGGGTATGTCAATCTCCAGCTGATCAATTTGGATCAATCAATCATTGACATTGAAATCAATGATGCTGTGACTGTTGAGCTTAAAGATTCGACAAATACCTTTGTGCCAATTTTTGGCGGCACAGTAGTTGAATTTGACATCGGCATCACAGCATCGGGCGTGGTCGGTATCAACCAATCGGTGTCAATTTTAGGTCTGGGAGCTTTGTCAAGATTGCCAAAATCACTTACCGATGGGGTACTTGTAAAGGATCATGATGGCGATCAGATTTACAGCATTTTATCTGATTTGTTGCTGAACACATGGAACGAAGTACCAGCTGCATTACAATGGAATACCTACACACCAACAACCACATGGGCCGATGCGGAAAACCTAGGATTGGGCGAAATTGATCGCCCGGGTGAGTACCAGCTGGCAAAGCGCAATGCATCAACAACAGATGTTTATTCTTTAGTTTCAGCTTTAGCAACATCGGGATTGGGCTACATTTACGAAAACGCTCAAGGCCAGATTTCCTATGCATCGGCTTTGCACCGGTCAATTTACCTGGCTACAAATGGGTACACCGATGTCTCAGCTGCACAAGCACTTTCCGATTCGCTATCCATTCAAACCCGATCCGGTGACATCCGAAATCAAATCACAATAAAATACAAAGAAAATTCAACCTTAGAGGTCACGGATAGTGATGCCGAGTCTATTTTGGCATTTGGGCCATTGGCACAGATCATCACCACAACGATTGAAAATCAAACCGATGCAGAGGATCAAGCTGCCTTTTATCTCAAGCTCAGGTCATACCCACAGGCCAATTTCCGGCAAATTACTTTTGAGCTGACAAACTCAGAAATTGATGATGCTGACCGCGATGCCTTAATTGGCATTTTTATGGGATTGCCATTGAGAATTGCCGATCTGCCTTTGAACATGGCATCTGGCACATACCTTGGTTTTGTCGAAGGATGGACATGGCGTGCCGCTTACAACAGCGTATCGGTCACGGCTATTCTTTCGCCATTGGCATTTTCATTGCAAGCCATGCAATGGCAAGATGTCGCAATTGCAGAGCAATGGAACACAATCAGCGGCAGCCTAGATTGGGCAACCGCCTTAGTCGTAGCGTAAGGAGAAAAAATGGCAAACCCGACATCAAATTTTAACTGGCAAATGCCCACACCGACCGATTTGGTCACGGATTTGCCAGCCGATTTTGAGGTATTTGGTCAGGCGGTTGATTCATCAATGGCCGATCTTTTAGGCGGCACAACAGGTCAAGTGTTGGCCAAGAATTCAAACACAAACATGGATTTTGTTTGGACATCACCAAATCCGGGAGACATCACAGCTGTCACAGCTGGCACAGGTATTTCAGGCGGTGGCACATCTGGTGATGTAACAATCACAAACAGCATGGCAACTGCTATTGATGCCAAAGGCGATTTAATTGCTGGAACAGCTGCAGATGCTTTCAGCCGAATCGCCGTTGGTGCTAACGACACAGTTTTAACAGCTGATTCCAGTACGGCCACCGGTCTGAAGTGGGCAACACCGGCAAGCGGTGGCGGTATGACAGCCATTGCATCGGGCACATTTTCAGGAACAAGCACACTTATTTCATCAATCCCAACAACCTATGTAAATTTAGTATTACTGATTGATGGTTGGTCATTGTCCAGTAATGGCTGGGGCTTGTATTTAAGATTTAATGACGATTCAACAGCAAATAGACATTTTGGAGCAAATGAGTTTGATCCGGGAGCCGGTTCACCGCTTGCTTTTAACAACACATTTATCAAAATAAGCCGTGATAATTATGGCGTGACATCAGCTGGAAAACAATCAACATTTGTCACAATTCCCGGGTATGCCAACACCACATCATGGAAACAAGGAATTTACTACGGACTATCACAAAACTTTTCACCAAACACAGAATTTGTGTATCAAGCGGGTTCTGGGTTTTATAATCAAACAAATGCGATCACCAGTTTGCGAATTCTTAATGGTGGCGGTTTGACTCAAACAGGCAATTACACACTTTATGGGGTGAAATAATGACAACAATTCAAGAACACAACGCAACAACCGGTGAAGTCATTGTGCGAGAAATGACAGAGCAAGAAATCGCACAATTAGAAATTGATCAGGCAAAAATTGAAGCTGACAAAGAATTGGAGGCTGCGGCACATCTAGCCAAAAAAGCCGCAGAGGCCAAACTTGCTGAATTGGGTTTGACATCAGATGATTTGAAGGCACTTGGATTGTGACATTTCCACAAGGCACATTGCCTCGTTTGATTCAGGTTGCGCTCGCTGAGGTGGGCACAGCTGAAACAGGCAACAATGAGACCAAGTACGGCAAGCACATGAAAGCCGACAAGCTGCCGTGGTGTGGGTCGTTTCTCAATTGGTGTGCAGATCAAGCTGGTGTGGATGTGCCAAATGTGGTCAGCACTCGTGCTGGCGCTGATGCTTTCAAGAAAATGAGAAAATGGCACACCGAGCCAAAGATTGGTGATTTTGTTTTCTTTGATTTCATCATCGATGACAAAACAACAATCAATCACATTGGCTTGGTGATCCGGGTTTCCGACAAACAAATTGTGACCATTGAAGGCAACACATCAGGCGGTGGCGATCAGCGCAATGGTGGTGAGGTTATGGTTAAATCAAGAACTTTGGGAGCAAGGTCATTTGTTGTCGGTTACGGCCGACCAACTTATGGCGCGTTTTCCGGTGATTTGC